TGCATTGTTATCGTTTGCATTTAACGTCTTGTGCGATTTACGGTCGTCACCTACCGTGTTCTCCACTTACCTATTCAGCATCTGTCGATCCTATTTCGCCCCCAACATAATTACTTCCCAAGATATTTAACTCTATTTTTTTCTTTTTCTGCTATCCAGTTTTCAAACCAAGTTTTTATAGCATTAAACATTTAATCTCTCCAAGTAATTATGGTGGAGGCGGTGGGTATCGCACCCACGTCCAGTCTACCTTTTAGTTTGCTTCATCGAACATACTTATTTAGGGTTTTGCTGCATCTAGACCATCAACATAGTCCATCATGCCACCTAAATCCGCATCTGTCATATCACCGAAAGGTTTAAATTTACCTGTAGTGATATCATCTTGTAGTTGTGCAGCGAGTGCTGCAAGTTCAGGGGACATGTTGGTATAGTCTGCCATGCCGACCATTCCTGTATCCATACCACCCCATGTGTTTTTGGTTTCCCAAGTTCCATCCATAACTGCACGAATCCGCTCAATATAGTATGGACCCCATATATCAAGGATCGCTGTCAACTGAGTATCTGGTGCAAACTGGATCATATCAGATGCTTGACCAAAACCCTTTACATTTGCTGCAGCAGCAGTAGCAAGAGGCGAAGGTGAATCGGTATGCTGTGTGATGATATCTGCACCACCAGCAATCAATACTTTCGCAGCATCTGCTTCTTTGCCTGGATCATACCAAGTGTTGACCCATACAACGTCAATATCAAACGCAGGATTTACTGCTGTTGCACCAAGATAAAAAGCATTGATACCACGAATCACTTCCGGTATCGGGAATGACGCAATATATCCTGCCTTACCTGCATCAGACATATGTCCAGCAATTACACCTTGTACATAACGACCCTCATAGAAACGTGAGGAATACACTGATACATTCGGTGCAGTTTTATATCCAGTTGCATGCTCGAAAACCACATCAGGATTTTCTTTAGCGACTCGTAAAGTTTGTTCCATATAACCGAACGATGTTGTAAATATAATATCCGCACCATCTGCAATCATGCCACGCATTACACGTTCGGCATCTGGACCTTCCGGAACAGATTCTACATAGATTGTTTCTACAGCATCACCAAATTCAGCAACTACTGCTTGACGACCGATATCATGCATATATGTCCAACCATGATCACCGACTGGACCAACATATACGAATCCAACTTTAAGTGGATCTGCTTGAGCAACACTTACCCAAGACATAACTGCCACTGCGGCAGCGATTAAAAATCTCATTTAATAATTCTCCTTTTCTATTAGAACTATTATATATTATACCTTAAATTGGTATAAAAGTAAACCATTTTTTTTATAAATACTATCGAGAGTGATTTATATTTTCCCCTTGACATATATCTAACCCTTATTCAAAAGGTAGATCGAGATGGTAGTCGCAGAAGTTCTGACAGGTATAGCACTTGTCAAACAAGCAACGGACTTTATAAAGAGTAACATTGATACAGTAAAAGATATTAGTGAGATTGGTGATACAATCGAAGACCTCTTCAAAGGTGAAGAAGAGTGCCAAAAAGCACGTGCCAAAAAAGCAGGTGTCGGTGGAGTTGGTGATCAACTTGGTATCAAGTCAGTTGCCCAAGAAATTATTGATGCTAAACTAGCACAAGAACAAATGCAAAAGATGAGAACAATGATAGACCACCGTTTCGGTGTAGGAACGTGGCAGTCTATCGTTGATCTAAGAGCGAAACGTATTCAAGAAGCAAGAGAAGAAGCATTACGGATTAGAAAAGAAAAAGCAAAGAAGGCACAAGAACTACAAGATGCCTTACTTCAAGCACTCATTTTCATAGTCATTGTTGGTACAATGATTGGTGCGTTTACTTATGTGTTGATTACATAATGCTTTTATTTTGGGCAACCATAACGTGGATCGTGATACTCATAGTGATATTATTCCATAATGTGCATATGGCAGACCAATGTAATTACAGAGTTCCTACTCGTTGGGATTAGTATCGTGGACATATAATTGCAAAATTGCATAATGTAACACTTTCATCAAATCTTTACGAGCATCATCTTTCGTACCTTTGTTCCCATATCTTTGAGCATACTTCATAACATTACCCATATTGAAACCAGTACCATGACCAGCATCTTGAATAAATTCTGATGCTTGAAATTTGTCTTTTGAATAATGCCCACCATATGTAGAGTCAATGTATTCTTTGATTTCTTTTACATATGCGTCTTCGTTGAACTTGTATTTCATCACATAAAACTTTCTAAATTATTTGAAGGGATATATTTATCGTTTGGTTTATCGTATCTACCTTTTCTTTGGCGATACTCTCCATCCACTTCTACATATCCGTCATAGCAAGTAACGCACATAGATCTAAGTGTTCCCTTTTTATCTTTTGATGTCGATGCTTTACCTTCACCGTGTTGATAAAATTCAGTAATTGGTAAAATTTTGCCACAACAAGGACATCTTTTCACATTCAAAGTTTCTTTACCATAAACAGTATTCACTTTTCTCGGTTCACGATTAATTCTAATCGGTGCAGCAGTTAAATTTTCTCTCATTTCACTTTTCCCATCTATAAAAAATATGTTCGTCAATTACTATAGTTTGTGTTTTCGATGATGCCCATTCAGGGTTTACATAGTCGGCATGATAATGAGTTGCACCAGCGGTAAAATCATCAAAATGTCCATTATAGATTTTAAAAGCGATGGTCCGAGCAAACTCATAAACGTCAAGATCATAAGCAGGGATGTCATCAGACTTGCCATCACAATACCAACTGAACTGGCAACGATGCCTAACAGGGATAAGAGTGTCAGTGTTTTTCCACGATGGTTTAGTAGGTCCTTGTTGAACAACCTCACAGTATGAATGAGGAAAGCGATTATCGTTAACACGATTGCGAGTTGTAAGAGCGACACCGATCATTCCCTTCACTTCTTGGTTTCTTGCCTCCCAATAGATATTATCTGCAAGGCATTTTTGTTCACTGAATGAAGTATGGTATGTAGCAGCAATTGCTTCTTTACCAAATGCAGATTTACCAGTGACAAAACCACCGATAAATGCTACTGCCATAATTGGTGCGAGATACTTTAACATTATTTTACTTCTTCTGACAATTTCATTACACATATTATATCATACTTTTGCAAAGAAGTAAAGACTTTTTTTTGTTTTATTTAAACTTTTTTTCGTATGCCTTTTCGAATCCATCTTCATACCGATATGCTTCTTCGTTATACCAAAGTCTTTTTGTATAACTATTATAGCAGTCAAACACAGTTTCTTCGGTCACAGTATCGAAAGATCCTTTGACCATCCAAAAAACTCTATGTGCTTCTTTATGACTTGGCAATGAACTTCTCTGCTAGTGGGAATATTTCGGTGATAGCTTTAGCACATGCTATCGCAATATCTTGACATTCTTTCTGAGTTCCGTTGCCGGAACGAAGTTCAATGAAATGAATCCATGAACGAATAGTTCCATTCATATACATACGACTTGTTATCAAACCTTCTGGTAATACTGCTCGAGCCTGTTCCTTTGCGATACCTTGTTTGATTGCCCAATTATATGTTTCAATTGATTTATCAATAACTTCTTGCTGCTTTGAAGTCCAGTCGTGGTGAAGTTCTGATTCACTATCAAGTTCGATTGAATTTTGTCTGTTCTTAGTATCTTGTAAACGTGCATCTCGCGTAACAAACCCTAGATCTTCTGTAGGGTCTGCATATCGTTGACTAAACTCCTGAAACGAAAACGAACGATGCCTTAGTATTTGACGAGCAATATCACGAGTCGTTTCTATTTCTATGCAAGCAGACACCATCTCGAAAGGCGACCAGTGCTGGTGCTTTGCGAGATAGGATAGTAAACGTTCGGACGTTTCTTCGTTAGTTTGGTTCGAGGGGTTCGAGACACGGGCGCAATACGCAATGAGTTCTTGGATATCTTTACCGACATGTAGATTCTCCGCTGTTTGACTGTAACTAATTAATCTTGCTTTCATGTAAATAACTCCATAACCACTACATATAAACCATAACCATATGCAGACCAAATTACAATGAAACCTACAATGCTTGTATCGTCATAACCATATTCATCTTTAAGACCTAGACGTTTCAATATTCTATTCATCTTTTTTATATCCATCTAAGGGCATATAACCCAAACAATAATTTTCTGCAGCATCTTCTGCATATCTAGCACTATGTACCACTCTACCGCCATCTCCATGATTAGAAACCATTTCTCTAGAAGAGATTTTACTATCACCTTCCCAATATTCAACAAAGAACAATTCTTTTTTGGTATCGAAATAAACGATTGCTTCTCTTCCTTGATATTCTAGTTCACCCCAGTGGTGGGATATTTCTTTTATAGACATCTCTTAACCTTCTGCCTCATCTTCCCATTCTTCAAATAAATCTTCTTCCATATGGTAACGAAGAACGGTCTTAATTGAATTTCTTACCATATAGAATTTATCAAG